TTCGGTTCGAGGCTCTGTTCCAAAAGCATACCAAACCCGCGTTGACGCGATTGTCGGTGCGCTTGAGGACTTCGGGGGCGAAGCGTCACAAATTACCATGCCCGACTATAAGTTCGCTGAAGCCGCCATGCGAGTAGCAAGACGACAGAGTGCGACCACATTTGGAGGAGCTGCGGCACAGAAGACAAGTCAGTTCCTGCGTAACTTCAACAACGTAACTCTTCTCGGATTTACTACCCTCACATCACTGACTGATCTTATTCTTCCTGTAGTCAGAAGCGGAAGTCTATCAAGTTCGATGAAGGCTATCTCCAGGTTTGCGGTCGATCCAGAATATCGACGCATGCTATCCGACGTCGGCGTGGCGATGGAGAGTATTGTCCACGATAGAATGGTCCACATGTATGGAAGTTCAGACGGCAAGTACACGAACGCCTTTTTCAATGCGACTATGCTAACGCCATGGACCGATATGAACCGCAAGATAGCTGGTGCGACAGGGTTCGAAGCGTTCAAGACAATGCAACGCAAATTGATGAAGTACCAAGATCAAGTACCCATGGCTCAACAAAGCCGTGATGTCAAAATTGCACACAGATTTATGTCTTACTATGGGTTACAAGATTTCTTACCAGGAGGCGAAAACTTCCGAGTAAACATTGGTCAACCAGGATTAGCAGACGAGAACGACGCTCTTCGTCGTGCGATCATAAAGTTTGCAGACGACACAGTTTTCAGTCCCAATCCAAATGACGTACCCATCTGGGCGCAGACGCCGTTTGGAGCGATAGCTTTCCAACTCAAATCGTTCCCACTGATGATGTCTCGTCTGGCCGGAAACGTAATCGGTCGCGCTGCAAAAGGAGAGGTTGCCCCACTCCTTTACTTAACCACGCTTGGTCCAGGTATGGGTATGGCCGCGCTTGGTGCAAAAGATATAGTTCAAATGCGTGGAGGTGAAGACGAAAGAAGCGCCGAACTCAGAACTCGAACTTTAAAATCTGTTCCGTTCTCTGGATACGACGAAAAAATCCATGGCAAGCAAGACAGTTTCCTCGGTTGGTATGTTGAGGGAATGATGGCCATGGGTGGTCTGGGGCTTTTTGCTGACCTGTTACACACTGCCGCAGCGCAGGCAGACAACGGTGCATACGGTCAAATGAGAATGATGAGCGCACTGCTCGGCCCAAGTGCTGGGCTAGTCGGTTCAAGTATGACCATACTCGGCGGCGTCACAGACAGCAAAGACAGCAACTCGAAAGAAAGGTCAGCAACCCGAGAGCTTGCAACACGAATACCCGTGTTGGGAGGGGTTCGGTCTGCGCGTGAGTCAATTACCGATGCTGTAGCTGGAGAGGCAGGTTCCGGCAACAACTCTGGCGGCTGGCAAAACTCTTGGTCTAGCGGATGGAAGTAAACAAATTCGCGACGCCTCATTTTAAGTGGGACGAACTCCGGTGCAAAGGATGCGACGGTAGCTGCTCATGGTCGGTCAACGGAAAACCTCTAGTGTCTGTGACGGAAAGCGCACTTCTGAAGCTCGAAGAAATGCGGGTGTTTTTGGATGTCCCGATGCGTATCAACTCTGCATCTCGATGCCCCCGCCACAATTCCAGGGTGGGTGGTGCGCCTCTATCGCAGCACCGCGCAACATTAGAACGAGGCAGCACTGCCTTCGATGTCGCACTCACAGGCCGAGCGCCAAAGGAGGCTGTGATTGCAGCCGCTGAAGCGGCTGGGTTTGGTGGGATTGGTATTAACTACAGAACATTTGTTCACGTCGATGACCGTGGACGTGTTGCGAGGTGGTGATGGTAAAAAAAATTGAGTCGACGTATGAGCCTGGAGTCCGAAAAAGAACATCAATCGGCAGCAGTCTAAGGACTAGACCCAAAAATAAACACTCGACATACAAAAGATATAGAGGACAAGGACGATGATTGAGACATTAACAAGCGCACTTCTTGGCGGTGGCACTGGCCTTCTTGGAACAATTATCGGAAAGGTATTTGGTTGGCTCGAAGCCAAAGAAAAAAGAGAGAATTTGAAACTAGAACATGCACAAGAAGTTCGTCTTCTGGAGTTGCAAATGCAAGGTCGAGCGCAGGAAAGCGAAAGCGAACTGGCTCTGGCACAGGTCAACGCATCTGCTGCGATGAAGACCGCCAGCTATCAGCACGATCAGTCAGCGGGTGAGAGCTACAAATGGGTGGCGGCAACCCTGCGTATGGTGAGACCAATCTTGACGGTGATGCTCATTGTAATCACTGGCTCGATTGTATTCGTCTTGCCAGACGTTGGAGCTGTGACCGACGTTACCAATCAGGTCGTTTATCTAACAACGATGGCGGTTGCTTGGTGGTTTGGGGATCGCGCTCCGAGAAGGTGATCTCTCCACCAATCCCCACATATCCTGCCTTGTCCAACCAACTGTCTGTGTGATCTATCGTGTGAATTAACCGCACTGTCTTGAGATCGTCCATCATCAGCGCGACATGTCCTGGTAAAAGTTTTCCATACTGTCTTAACGCATTGTCTGCGATCTGAGTCCACCGTTCGGCAATGAGAGAGTGACTTACTTTTGGGTCTCCGTAATCACCCTCTTTATCCTCCGTAATAAACTGTTTCGCTTTATCTAAAATTTCACCGCGCTTCATTCCATCCCCGCCTTAAGAGCTTCAATTTCCGCTTGAAACATTCGAACGCTATGCTGCAACTCAGCAATTTCTCGCATAAGGTTTCGACTTTTCGTTCTTGCTTTGTTGACCTCAGACACATCATCGTCTGTAGATTGAAGAACGCTTATGCGTTCAGCGATAGAACTTAGCTCAATTTTTTTTAAATCAATTTCTAATATTTTTTTACTGAGCTTTTCAGATACTTCAAAAAATTCTGTTCTCATCAGGTAAACTCTTTTGCTTTGAAGACTGAATATTTATCGCATGGTTCCCTCGCCTCTTCGTCCGTCAGCGCACACTTCCACAAACCATCTTGCCGAGGCGAAGCGTGAACACAAGAAGTGCATGCTCTTGGAGGTTCTATCTCATTCCAGCATACCTCTCTTTTAAAGCATCCTTTGCAGCGCCAGTCTGTTTCGTCTTTGGATATCCGCGTGGCGTCTCCTCGTAAAACCTGGCTGGCTCTATGCTCCAGAAAATTTTTCTCTAGTTCGTCGTATGAGACAATCTCAGCGTGGTATTCAGACGTATTCTTATTCATAGAAATGAAGAATGCCTGCCGAAATCCACTCATGGACATCATCATTTGAAGCTGCGCGTAATAACTCGGATGTGAAATTTTAACTCCGCTCTTCTGGAATTTTTTGAACGAAGCGTCGTTCATCGTTTTGATCTCAAGGATGCGCAACTCGCCATCGTCGAGTTCGATATGACCGTCCATATTGCAGGCAATGTGACCGCCCATCTCTTCATAATGATGTTGACGCCCCGTCAAACCATCCTTTTCCCATACGCGAACATCTGCTTTATTTTTTAAATGCTTGACGATTAAGTCTTCAAAGACATGACCCGCCTCAAAAATTCTTTTGAGTCTGGGGGTGGGTGGTGTGTCTGGGTATCCTCTTAAACAAAAAGATAAATACGCGAGACAGGGATTTCCAATGATGCTGGCACCGATATACGCCCTCGGTTTTTGCGGTGCCTCTTGAGCAAAGCCTTCGTCTATTTTTTCGATGACGTCTTCGGCTTTCACATAACTCTCCTTAAAAAGTTGCCAGACGATCTCGCCCCTCGTCTGGCGTTGCGGGGTCCACGTCGAAAGGAAGGAAAACGCTGCGAGCCGCTAGTCGATTTAAAAAGGAATGTCGTCGTTCAAACCTTCGACGGCATCCGATTTCTGTTCGATTGGCTTGTAGTTTTTTATTTCTGGGTAAGACCGTTCAACGCCGTCGGCACCCTTCCATGGCCTTTGTTTACCAATGGTGATGCGAACATTTAAATCATTCATTAATTCCATACTCCCAGGCTGGTCTGGATTTTTATGCCCCCCCGCTTTCAAAAATGATTTTAGTTTTGACCTCCCAATTTCTTCGTTCTCTGCGCTGTTTGGATTGTAGACGGTAAACCTTTCTCTATGCTCTCCATGTTCGCATTTGAAAGTCACAAACAAATCCTTTGCGCCA